GACCCTGTAGCTGGTAGCGGTAGCACATTAAGGGCGGCGATGGAATTAGGTAGAAGTGCATACGGTTTTGAAATTGATAGAAGAATGTATGCAAAAGCAAAAGATGAAATGTTGAGCGATGTTAAAGTACAAACAAATTTGATGGAATTTGCAGAATAAAAAAGAGGTATAAAGATGAACGAATTTCAAACAAAAGCAATCAATGCAGCAAGAACAGTTTTATTAAACGAGTTATATTGCAGTGCTGATAGACTAGAACCTAGTGATATGTATGTAGTATGGTTCTGCAAAACGTTACAAAACTGGAAAGCATTGGTAAGTGGTGTACATATCAAAGAGTATATCGAGGTTACATATAACGGAGATAAGAAAGAAACATATGTTGATGTGTATCAAAAAGCGTGTAATCGATGCTTAAAAGATGGCGGTGATGAAGATTGCCAATAAATAGCAAGCAAAAAGGTGCAAGAGGTGAACGTGAATTTGCTAGTCTATGCAAGGAACATGGATTTGATGTAAGACGAACGCAACAGTATTGTGGAAATACAGGTGATGCCAGCGATTGTGTTGGACTACCTAATATTCATATCGAAGTTAAGCGTGTGCAAGCATTGAACGTAGACAAAGCAATGGCACAAGCAATTCACGATAGCGAACATAAGAACGTGATGCCAATCGTGGCACATCGAAAGAATAATGCTAAATGGTTAATCACCATGAGGGCGGATGACTGGTTTGAAATGTATAAAGAAAGCGGATTAAGTAATGGCAGTTAATACATCAACATATGGTATCCCACACAATTGCAAAAATTGGCTAGCGTTAGCATCGGTAGTATGGGGCGAACTGGATATAAGCGAGGCTATACATATTGTTACTGACAAAGGCAGGGGATTGCCTACAAAAAGAAGCATACAAGATGAATTTGCATTGACTGATAAAGTAATTGCGTTATGCAAAAAAGGATTAACGAATAAACAAATCATGGCTGAATTGAATATATCGAGCAATCGAGTTGTTAGAGCGAAGAATTGGGGAGAATGGAATAATGTTAGTGAAAATATTAAATGAATACGCACAACTACCGACAAGAGGTAGTAAGGATGCAGCAGGATTAGATTTGTATTGCCCTTTCCATATCAAAGTACCTGCTGACAGTCAAAAGAAAATACCATTAGGGATAGCTGTAGAAATACCTAAAGGACATATGGGGCTATTAGTACCAAGAAGCAGCATGAGCAAAACACCTCTAAGATGTGCAAATAGCGTAGGGATTATAGATGCAGATTATAGAGGAGAATTAAGCATTGCATATGAAAACATATCTTGTAACGATTACACAATATTTAGAGGTGATCGCATCGCACAATTAATCATCGTACCAATCGCAGTGGTAGATGTAGAAGAAGCACAAACACTCAGCGAAACAGAACGTGGCGATGGTGGATATGGTAGTACTGGCAAATAAAAAAGACAGTAGATAGACAGAAAAGACAGTAAGTAGACAGTAGAAAGACAGTAAAAGGAGAAAACAAACATGAATAAATTAGTATTAGCAACAATGATTATGGGTACAATTGGCGGTAATGTATTAGCAAGCGGTGTTGTAACAGGGCCAGTAGAGCCTAACACACAAGCACCAGTAGTAAGCGGTTACAATTCCGTAGCCGTAGGGGCAAATACAGTAGTTACAGGCACGAATACAATTGCAATTGGCCGTGATAATAAAGTAACAGGAAATGATAGTGTTGTAATCGGTGGTGGCAATGGAACAGTTGAAGCTGATCAAGCAAGCGTAATTGGGTACAACAACTATGTAGGTAACAATAAAGAACAAACTGTATTAGGTGCTAACAATACTGTAGACAACCAAGGTGCAGTAGTAGTAGGTACACATAGCGTAGTGCGTGGTATTGATGCGGTAGTCATTGGTAACAATGCATCAGCACCTATTCAAAACAGCGTAGCAATTGGCACAAACAGTCAAACGGATAACCCTGTAGGTGTGCGACAAGTTGTATTAAATGGGGTAACTCACGTGTTCGCAGGTGAAAGTCCTAATAGCGTAGTATCCTTTGGCAGTAAAAAAAGCGATACATACAGCGGAATTAGTAATTACAACCGACAATTACATAATGTAAGTGCTGGCCGTGTAGACCCTAGCAGTTTAGATGCAGTAAATGGTAGCCAGTTATTTGCTGCATATGACGAGATTGAAACAAACGGCACACACATTGCGAAACTACAAAAGGATGTGAACTGTTTAGATAAACGAGTTACACGAAATACCACAAATATCTCTAATTTGACCTCTAAGGTGGATAACGGATTTACAACGATTAATAACACTCTAACCGCTACAAACGAGCGTGTAGGGCAAAATAGCCAAGCCATTTTGAACAATACGGATAGAATTAATAATCACGAAACACGCATTACAGATTTAGAACGTAATACAGTAGGTCAAATCTCAAACGTGATGCATGAAGTAGCAAAAGCTGGTGCATCTACTGCTGCACTAAGTGCGCTACACTATTTAGGCTATAATTCTGATGACAAACTAACATTCGCGGTAGGATACGGCCACTACAAAAACGCAAATGATGTAGCCATCGGTATGTTCTATGCACCAACTGAGCATGTAATGTTTAGCTTGGGTGCTACATTGGCCAACAAGATGATTAATGCAGGTGTATCTTTTAGACTTGGTAAAGGTAGTGAATATGAAACCAACCATAAAGGCAAAATCAAACAACTTGAAGAGTTGGTTACTAAATTGGTAGCGGAAGTTGAAGAATTGAAAGCTGGTAAATAATGAATGAACAAAAGCAGAAATGTACAAAGGATATGATGTTTGTAGTTGTAATGACTGGAATGTTAGCGTGGTGTTTTGTACTTCTGATTTGCATAACGCTTATGATATTTATTCCAATGTTCAAGTAAAGAATATGAGGTAATAAATGAATGCAGAAAATAATAGAAAGGCAATCCGATTTGCACAAGAGTTATTTTTCAATGCGATCATGGGTGTATCGCTAGTAGCTTTGATATTTGGATTTGTGATTTTGATTAAAGTATTGGTTGGATAGATATAGGCGGTGAAATATCCGCCTTATCATAAGAGGTTAGTATGTTAGGTTATAGCGGATACGTTGTACACTTTGATTATTTTATAGATGTACATGAAACAAAAGAAAGTGCTATGGAATTTCTAAAACAGTTAGCTTATGAAAGCGGTGAAAGTCAATTTGTAGTCGGTGTGGCTGTTAAAAAAGATGATGGTATAGTATTAGAATTTCCTGATTTATACCAATATGACGAAGTAAGAAAAGAATGGTATAAATTGTGGTGATAAAAAGCATAATGAGGTAAAAGATTATGATTACAGATGAACAAGGTCAAGAATGGGTACTACGAAAGCTATATGATGATGGGTGGAAATATTATGTTAAGAATGTCGGTAATACTCTATTTGTAACAACAAAAAGACCAGTTATGGATGACGATATATTAGATGTAAATAGTGGTGGTCATATAAAGTGTATTAATAACATAAGCAAAATAATGCCACAAATAGAGCGGAATGAAGTGTTAAACATTGCAGAAGAATTAGGTATTGTTGATTGGAGCAAAGTAAAAGTTGATACACCTGTATTAGTTAGAGATTTTGAAGGTGCGAAATGGGAAAAGCGTTATTTCGCATTTTTTAAAAATGGCAGTGTGAATACGTGGTGTGGTGGCACAACATCATGGAGCTCCGAAAACATCACTGGTACGATAAGTTGGCGTCATGCAAAAGTAGTAGAGGTATAAGCAATTGGGATATGGTGCTTGCCTAGGAATAGAAAAACGATTAACAATTAAGTGTGGAGATAGCAGATGCACACCTAGTGTATATGATGGATTTTGTAGCCATATCATTGTGTATAGACATAATGATTGGTGGTTTAGATATGATAAACCTATGTGCGGACATTTAACAGATGGCGAGGCAAAAGAATTAAGAGAAATGGCACAATCCAATTATGAGATGTATTGTGAAAGACATAGAGAGGGGGAGTAATATTTGAATGAACCAACAAAAAGTGAAAAAAGATTGATAAGTAGTGCTAGAAAGTACCTTGAACCTGTAAAAACTGTTGATGAACAAATAAAGTCGATTGCAAAAGAAATAGAGCAACTACGATGCAATATTACATCAATTAGCGCTATCGATTATTCCAAAGATAAAGTGAGTGGTGGCGGTGTTCCATGTGGATTGGAAAATAGTGTAGCAAGATTTATCGATACGGAAAAAGAACAACGTAAACGAATTGATGAATTGAGTGAGTACAAGTGCGATGTAATCAACACGATCAATAGTCTAAGCGAAGAAATTGGCGGTACAATGTTACGTTATGAATACTTGCTCGGTATGTCAGCTAAACAAGCACATTCGGTTTTTGAAAATCAATTCAACGAAAGACAGGCGATGAGATATAAAGAAAAAGCATTGATTGAAATAGGCAGGTTGAAATGTCAGTAAATGTCATGAAATGTCAGTAAATGTCAGTATATACACCTAAAAACATATAGTAGAATATAAGGTGTAAGAGTTGCCAATGAGCAATTCTAAAAACTAAATAGCAATTGAGGTGCGGTTTTATATTTTGTATTTGAAAATCAACGAGTATTGTTTCTAAGTCATTACAATCTATATTATTTTCTAATCGCACCGCACCTCTTATATTGCATTTTGTAAACTAATACCGCACATATAATACTTTCCAATTATGCAATAACAACCAACTATACGTTTCATGAGATAAAACCTTAAGCGAAAAAATGTTACATACTACAAACAACTAGCGGTATTAGTTTAGAGAGTGTAATTGTATATTGAAAACTAAAGCTATATATGTTCCATTAAGAACCGAGTATTGTATGAAAGTTAGACAGAGTGAGCTAACCATGATTACAATTCATATACTCGTGTTGGCGAATAGCTAACTATATAACTTTGGTTTTGAGTATGCAATACAAATGAATAAAACTATCACATAATGAGGTATATCCACGGCGATATATCTCATTTTTTGCATAAAGTTATCAAAAGGGGAGAAATGATGACTGATATTATGTGTTGTAAAAGCAAATGCTTGAACAATAGGAAAGGGAAATGTATGGCTAATGTCATTGAGTATGACGGATTATGCCAAACATATATTACACAGGGGAACGCAAGAAAAAGTGCATGCGGTTTGTGTGTTAGATCTAACGGCAAGCTAAAACGGAAAGGTGGTGAAGTACTAAAATGATTAAAGCGATTAAACAATTCATTAAGGATAGAGCGTTGTTCAAAAAAGCTGCACAAGATTTAGATAATAAAGATTTGCAAGCGAAAGCAAAATATGCGTTTGAACATCGTGATGATAACGTATTGAGTATTATTGATTGCCTAGCTATTGTATGCGGTGTATTGATTATAGTCGGTATTGTGTGGTGCTTGATGTGAATTATCAACCAACGATAAAGAAACTACTCAAAGCATTACAGATGAATGGTAGGCGATATGTAGTCGATGTAAGGCAATCATGGAGCAAATATGATAAGCCTTGCAAGGTGTATATCGTTAACCGAATGTACACAGAGGAAGAATACAAACTGACATTCCCTCATAAGTACAAGAAAGGGAAAACGTTCAAGCAAGGACAACTCTATAAGAAAGAAAGTGAGTATAGCAGTACTAAGCAACATGAAGTACTGCTATTTTTAGTTAGAACATATAAAGGTGGTGATTGATATATGGCAGATGCTAACACCTTAACAGAAAAAGAACGTATATTTGCAGATGAGTATATCAAGACTACCAATGCAACACAGAGTGCTATTAAGGCTGGATATGCAGAAAAAAGTGCATCAAGCAAGGGAAGTCAACTATTAAGAAAAGTAAAGGTACGTAAATACATAGATGATGTAATGGAAAAGCGTAGTAAAAACACAATCGCAACTGCTGATGAAGTGCTGGAGTACCTAACAAAGGTTATGAATGGCGAAGAAAAAGATGCATTTGGTTTGGATACATCAATTGCAGATAGAACTAAAGCAGCCGAATTGTTGGGTAAACGGCACATGCTATTTACCGATAAGGTAAAACTTGATGCAGAAATAGAGATTGATATATCCGACCGCATGAAACAAGCAAGGGTGAAATCAGATGAAATACAACAAGGCACAACTGATTGATGCGTTGGGTTCGTTCACTCATGATCCATTAGGCTTTGTATATTTCTCATTCCCTTGGGGAGAAAAAGGAACACCGCTTGAAAATTTTGATGGCCCTGATGAATGGCAAGTAAAGACTTTCAAGAAAATAGGCGAAGAACTACGTAAGGGTAAGTCATTAGCCAAGGCAATACAAATTGCAGTTGCATCAGGTCATGGTATTGGTAAGTCAGCGTTTTCATCGATTTTAATTCTATTTGCTATTGCCACGCATGAGAATACAAGAGGGGTAGTTACTGCTAATACTGATACACAGTTAAAGTCTAAGACTTGGGCTGAGTTAAACAAATGGTACAACCTGTTCATAGGTAAGGAATTATTTACTTATACTGCTACTGCATTGTTTAGTGCGGATAAACAGTACGAGAAAACGTGGCGGATAGATGCTATTCCATGGAGCGAAAGTAATCCAGAAGCATTCGCAGGCTTGCACAATCAAGGAAACAGAATACTTATCATATTTGATGAAGCATCCGCTATTTCCGATAAGATTTGGGAAGTAACAGAGGGTGCTTTGACAGATAAGGAAACTGAGATTATATGGTGCGTGTTTGGAAACCCTACACGTAACAGTGGTAGGTTTAGAGAATGTTTCAGAAAACATCGTGCATATTGGACTACCTATCAGATAGATAGTCGAACTGTTAAAATCTCGAACAAAGCTAAGTTGCAAGAATGGGTAGATATTCATGGTGAGGATAGCGACTTTGTAAAAGTGCGTGTTAGAGGGATATTCCCTAGTGCATCTGATACACAATTTATATCCGCATCAATTGTAGATGAAGCACAAAAGCGAATGTACAGAGTTGGTGAGTTTAACAACCTACCTGTAATCATAGGTGTAGACCCTGCATGGACTGGTGGCGATACATTAGAAATCGTGATGCGTAATGGATACTCTATGAAGTGTTTGGCAACCATTGAAAAGAATGACGATGATATGCGAATGGCTAACCTAATAGCACAATTCGAGGATGAATACAAAGCTGATGCGGTATTTATCGACCAAGGTTACGGAACTGGTATTTATAGTATCGGTAAGTCAATGGGTAGAAAATGGCGGTTAGTTGCCTTTGGTGGTGCATCGCCTAACAATATGTACCTCAATATGAGAGCGTACATGTGGGGCGAAATGAAAGAATGGCTAAAAGAGGGCGGTTCAATTCCTAATGAGCAAGGATTGTATGATGACCTCGTAGGGCCAGAAGCGATCATTGATAAAAATGGCCGTATCCAACTGGAAAGCAAAAAAGACATGAAAGAGCGTGGCTTACCATCACCGAATAAAGGCGATGCATTAGCCTTGACCTTTGCATTTAGGGTCACTAAAAAAGTAAATGGCAATCACAGAAGAGTGGCTAATACAGAGTACAAACCATTTGGGTAAAGGGGGAATGTGAATGTGTATGAAAGCTAAAACACCAGATGTTAAGCAACCAGCACCATCGCCTACACCAGTTGCACAAACTGATGATATGGCACAAAAAAGAGATGAACAATGGTTCACTGATAAGAAGCGCAAGAAAACTGGTTATGATAGTACCATCTTGGCTAGTGCATTGAGCCAAGCCACAGGCAAAACAACATTAGGCGGTTAATATGGGGACTATACTATCAAGCCTAGCAAGGCAACCTACAGAAAAGCCTGTAACTAAACCAAAAGACTACAAGAAAATAAAAGCTAAATTCAATCAGATGTTCACAAATCGTCAAAAGTACGTTGAGAAATGGAAGATGATAAGAGATTATCAGTTGCCATTCCTTGGGGTATTCGATGGCGAACAAGACCAATCGAAACTATATACAGATAAAATCCTTACTGGTATTGCATGGGAAAGTTGCCAGATATTTGCTAGTGGTGTAATGAGTGGAATGACACCGCCTAGCAGAAAATGGTTTAAGTTAACCATGGAAAATACCGACATGGCAGCAAATAGCGATGTAGCGAAAGTATTAGATGAACGTGAAGAAATATTGTATGCAGTATTTGCAAAATCCAATTTCTACAATGTGGTTCACCAAGTCTATATGGAACTACCATTCGGACAAGCGCCTATGTCAATCATGCCTGATGGTAAAGTTGGTGTACGTTTCACATCGTATCCAATCGGTACTTACGCATTAGAATGTAACGCTAATGGTGAGGTTAACACGTTTGGGCGGAAGTACAACATGACTTGCGACCAACTTGTTGAAGAGTTTGGGTATGATAACTGTACCGAAAAGATTAAAAATGCATACGATGACGGCAAGGGCAATGCAACTGTATATACTGTTTGTTGGCTAGTGTGCGAGAATAAAGACCGCAACGGAAAATTGGGTAATAAGAACATGCCTTATTCCTCTATTTACTGGGTTGAGGGGAGTAGAGACGATGAAATCTTGCGACATAGTGGCTATGAAGAATGGCCTATTCCGATTGCACGGCACACCACACATGATTTAAATGGTTATGGTAAAGGTAGTGCATGGTTCGCACAATCTGATGCAATGATGTTGCAAAAGTTGGAACTAGACCGATTAACCGCTATTGAGTTAGGGGTAAAACCACCAATGGCCGTAACATCTGATGTAATCGGTAGTGTATCACTATTTCCGGGAGGTATAACAGAAGTCGATACAGGCGGAAAGGTTGAGCCTATCTTTAATGTAGGTATCAATCTTGATTGGATTATGCAACAAATCATTGAAGTTAAAGACAGTATCAAGCGTGCATATAGTGCTGACTTATTCCTAATGCTTGATAACATGGACAATGGACAAATGACGGCAAGGGAAGTCATGGAACGCACGCAAGAGAAGCTACAACAATTAGGGCCTGTAGTGGAACGGCTACTATCTGAATTTCTTAATCCAATTATCGAACGTACCTATGCGATATTAGATCGTGCAGGTGTGTTTCCACCAATCGATGAAGCATTGGCGGAAGAGTTAAATGGCCAAGATGTGAAGATAGAGTACATTTCACCATTGGCACAGGCACAGAAAGTATCTTCATTAACTTCAATCGAACAGTATTTTGCGTTCCTTATGTCATTGGCACAGGGCAATCCTAATATTCTACAAAAGTTTAACTTTGAAGAAGCGGCGGATTATTATGGTGTTAACCTCGGTGTACCTGCAAAAGTAATTGTATCCAACGATGAATATCAAGCTAAGATGGAAGAACAACAACAGGCGCAACAAGAACAAGAGGAACAAGCACAAATGATGCAAGCAGCACAATTAGCACCTCAAATGGCTAGTGCAGCAAAACAAGCAACCGATGCAGCAAATGACGGAAACCCTGTAATGCAACAGTTAGTGGGAATGGGGTACTAGATGAAACAAAAAAGAGATTATATGCGTGAGCGTGATATTGAAGCGCTGAACCACGTACTGAGTACTGAACTTGGTAGGTGGTTTTTTTATCGCATATTAGACAGAGCAAAACTGAATAGCCAATCATTCACAGGCAACAGTACAACATTCTTTAATGAGGGAATGAGGGCTGTTGCTATTTTGTTGCAAAATGATTTAGGAAAGATTGGCGATGGTATAGAGGGTGTTAAGAAATACCACTTAGCACAATTGGAAAATATTCAGATGCAGAAATATTTTAAAACGCTTGAAGAAAACGAATTAAAGAAAGGTGAGTAACCATGGATGAAAATTTAGAACAAGGCACAAACAATAACACGGATAGTGCAAATGGTGGTACACCACAGGACGCGAACACACAAGACCAACAAAGTACGATTTTAGGCAGTGGCGGTGATACTAACACCGACCAACCCGCAGAACCTACTGTATATGATTTCTCAACTGCATTTGAGGGTGGAGAAGTAGACCAAACCATCGCAGATGAGTTTTCAAAAATGCTTAATGGTGTAGGTGCAACGCAAGAGCAAGCATTACAGATGGCTAAGTTTGGTAATCAATATGCAACTAATCTTGTAACAGCTTACGAAAACAAAAAGCAAGAAGCACTCGATGCACAATACAAAGGTTATGCAGATAACGCTCGTGAGGTATTAGGAAACAAATTCGATACTACTGTTAGCCAAGCGGCCGCAGGTGTTGAAGCAGTGGAGAAGACTATTCCTAATATCCGTGAAATCCTAGATGAAAATGGCTTGGGTAATCGTGTAGAAATAATTCAATTATTCGCACATATTGCTGGTATGGCAAGCGAAGATAGCAACGCAGGGAATAACACACCTGCAAATAACCAATCGGATGAAGCTATTAGACGAAATATGTATCCGTCTATGTTTAAAGATTAAAGGAGATTAATTAATGGCTACAATCGGAACTAACAATCCTACATTATTGGATTTGCAAACACGCATGGATCCAAATGGTAAAATTGCACAAATCATTGAGCAATTAAACCAAACAAATGAAATTATTCAAGACATGACAATGATTGAATGTAATGATGGTACATCTAACAAAACAACTGTACGTACTGGATTGCCATCCACGACATGGCGCATGTTGTATGGCGGCGTACAACCATCTAAATCCACTACAAAACAAATCACGGATACTTGTGGTATGTTGGAAGCCTATTCCGAAGTGGATAAAGACTTGGTTAAACTTTCTAATGACCCTGTAGCGTTCCGTGCAACAGAAGATAGTGCATTTGTTGAAAGCATGGGCCAAGAAATCGCAAGCACACTTTTCTATGGTGATGAAACTGCACCTGAAAAATTTATCGGTTTATCCGCACGTTTTAATACATTGGATACTAAAAAAGCTGATTGCGCTAAAAATATTATTGATGCTGGTGGTACTGCTAACCTTGCCTCTATGTGGCTCGTAGGGTGGGGCCCTCTTACTGTACATGGTATTTATCCACGTGGCAGTCAAGGTGGTTTAGAACAAGAAGATTTGGGCGAAGTAACAGTAACTAAAGCTGATGGTTCTATGTTCCAAGGTTATCGTACCCATTTTAAACAAAACATTGGTTTATCTGTTCGTGATTGGAGATATGTAGTGCGTATCGCTAATATCGATATGAAATCTATCAAAGAAGATATTTCCGCAGGCCCTAATTTGATTAACTTGATGATCCGTGCAGAAGAAAAAATGCATAGCTTAACTGGATGTAGACCAGTATGGTATATGAACCAAGAATTGCGTACATTCTTACGCTTGCAAAAAAACAAAGTGCATGGTTCTACTATCACAGAAGATATGGAAATGGGTAAAATGGTTACTCGTGCGAATGGCATTCCTGTTCGTAAAATTGATGCATTGCTTTCCACCGAAGCACGTGTTACTGCATAGTAGAGAGGAGAAAATACATGATTATCGATACTTTAAATACATTCTATTGGGAACGTGAATTATCTGGCAATGTCAGCTCCGATGTTGTAGTTACTAGCGGTGATGCTGACCCTAACTTGTGGTTAGTTGTTCGTGTAGACAAAGCATTAACTGGTACTGCATTAATCAACGTATATACATCTGATACAGAAAACATCGCTAACCCTGTATTGTTGCATGGTATTACATTACCAGCAAATGCACCAGCTGGATACGAATATAAAGTACGTTTAGCAAATGGTGTTAAACGTTATACACGTGCTAATGTTAACAATGCAACAGCTGGTACGATTTCTGTATTCTTAACTAGCGGTATCACTAGCAAATAGGGGGTAACATGGAATACATTGCAAAAGTAACTTTGTATCACAATACAAAGGGTTTAATTAAAGAAGAACAAACAGTAGAACTTACAAAAGAAGAAGTAGCTGAATACGATAAAGATTACTTCAATGATTTGTTTGAAGCTGTAGGCGCAGAAGAAACCGAAGATGGAGAAGAAAAGCCAAAGACTAAATCTAAAGGCAAGAAATCGGAAGAAACTGCAGAATAACAGAATGAGGGGTGCTTATGCATCCCTCTTTTTCACTATAAAAAGGGGGCAATATGACACCTACTGATATTTGTAATATGGCTCTTAGTCTTATCAATGGCGGTAGGATATACGGCCTTGATGAAGAAACAGAAACGGCTAGACAATGTAGATTGCATTACGATGCGACACGCAAGATGCTACTTTCACAATATGAATGGAATTTTGCACGAAAGCGTGAAGAGTGTGTACTATCTGAGTATAAACTAGCTGGCTATGAATTTGTGTATGCGTATCCTGAAAAGTGTATCCGTATCCTTGGGGTTATTCCTAAAGGGGAACGATTTAAAGCGGAAAGCCAAAAGGAATATGATGTATTTACTTTTGACGATAACACAAAGTATATCGTGAGTGATGTACCGCTTGCGTACATCGATTACGTGTACGATGTGCAAGATATAGATGTATTCAGTCCTGTATTCGTACAGGCCTTGAAATCTAAAATGGGGGCAGAACTAGCCATGCCATTAACTGGTAATAGTGGTTTATTCGACCAATGCTATAAGTTGTATCAAGCAGCAACGCAAGAAGCTAAGAGTTTGAGTGCTAAAGAACGTAGGCAGGATATGCCATATATTTCTAACTATGTAAAAGCAAGGAGCTGGTAGTCATGAAACCAATGTATATATCGCAACTTGCATTTACAACAGGTGAGATTTCGCCTGATGTATCTAGGCGGTTTGACTTAGATCAGTTTAAAAGTGCATTGCTATTAGCAGAAAATGCAGTAATCAGACCTTATGGCGCAGTAGCTAGACGGCAAGGCTCAGAATATATAGGACGGGTTAAAAACAAGGATAAGTCTACACGGCTATTTGAATTTACGGCCGAGAAGAATAAATCATTCCTACTTGAAATAGGCGAGCAGTACATCCGAATATGGCGGAATGGTATATATACAGGTATAGAACTACAAACACCATTTGAAAGCGATGTAGTCGATAAATTGAACTGCATCCAAAGTGGTGATGTAATGTTTATTTGTAGTGGTAAGTATCCTGTTAAAACGCTATCACGATATAGTGATACAGACTGGAGATTTAATACATATAAACTATCAGAGCAACCATACGGCGAAGTTAACATCGACAAAGAAAGTACTGTAATTCTAAATGGTGATACACTGACCGCCACAAAGGATATATTCAATGCTGATATGGTTCATTCTGTAATGCAGATTGAACATTATGTAAAAGCGATTATAACAAGTGAAATAGGAAAAGTAATAAAAGGCAGTTATGATGGTGATGATGAACGTATTCTTATGGCTGAAAATAAATACAACAACATCAATTATGATGTAGAACAATTCAGTAGTGATGAGGATTTATCGTGGAAATTCACATCACATGGCACTTGGAATGGCACTGTTAAAATCCAAATCAGCAATGACAATGGCACTACATGGAAAGATTACAGGGTATATACATCCAACAATGACTACAACGTAACCGACACAGGCAAGGTTACACCTAGTGCTAAATTGAAAGTTGTATCTGA